ATGACTATTTTATGGACTGGTAAAACTACTGATATGAAAAAGGTTTATAATGCTGAAGGAGAAACTTATAAAGAGGTTTATGAAAATATCGTAGATAAATATGGTTATGATGTATTTGATGAAGATGTAATGGCTGCCTTTGAATTGATCGAAGTTAAGGAAGATGATGACTACTATAATTTAATTTCTGATAGCAAATCTGAATACTATTATAGCGTGTTTGAATTTGAAGAAGATGAAGAATAATGAGAAAAGAAATACAGTCACTATTAGATAGTAATATCTCAGCTAATCAAATCGAACGCGACACTAAAGTTAGTAAAGCAGTAATTAGTAAGTTACGTAATAAACAACGTAATTTAGATGATATAACATTAAAAACTGCTGAAACGCTTTATGAGTACTATATAAATAAATAGCCATAAAAAATAACCCTACCTATCAAATGATAAGTAGGGTTATTTTTTGTGGTCTAAATACTTATTTATTTAAAGTTCGGTCTAACTATAGCAATCAATCCAAAGAAATTACACGTTCTAATTGTACATGGCATAGTTCCAGAACCATCATAGTTTTGTTCGATTATTGTCATGCCATTTTCACCAGCTTCAAGGCACATTGCTACATGACCTGCAATACTTCCGTAAATTTGATAATAAAAAATAAGCATATCCCCTTTTTGAGGTTTACGCTTACCGTCATAAATGATTATTTCAGATTCATTTTGAAGTACCGCTCTGTTATCAATGTGAATATTTTTAGCATACATCCCACTCAATGAATGGTTGAATAATGAATGCCAATACGCATTTGCAGCGTCATAACATTGTAGTTTAAAGCGATTGTCCCAGTCTATATACTTATCTTTCATACTCCATAAATAATTGACCGCTTCTTCTTGAGTTAATCGTGCAATCTTTTTATTTGTGTTAACTTTAACAGGCGCTTTCTTTTTTGCAGTTACTTTTGGTTTAGTTTCTGATGGTTTTGCAACTTTTAATAATTGTTTAGGGAATATTGTGTCAGACTTAAGATTGTTCCATTTCTTTAAATCTGAAACGCTTACTTTGTGTTGTTCTGCAATTTTAAATAAATAGTCACCAGGCTTAACTGTGTAGATATCATTATTTTTATTAGTAGATTTTTTTTTAGTTGTTGCTTTCTTTTTCATGGATATAAAGGTTTTTGTTTTCTTTATAGTATCTTTATGCACCCATCCATTATTTTTATTGCTGTACGTTCTGCACCATGTATTTCCTTGTGCATCTTTAATTTCTTGGAATATATAAACTTCTATCCCTTTTTTAACAATGCCTATTTCTTCGCCAAAAGAAAAATCATTTAATGTAGATCCTTTTCTCTTTCTTAATGAAGCATCATATTTAATTGTACCTTTGTAATAAGCTTTAGATGACATACTTAATATTGATTTTGCTTTTTTAGGATTAGCAGTTATAACTTTTTCAGGTTTTGGTGCTACCTTTTTAACAGGTGCATCACCTTTCATGTATTTAATGATTAAATCATCAATAATCTTCATATCACTTCTCTTATAGCCACAAGCTTCTAATAAATTACCTGGATCTTGTTTATCTGATTGTATGTTTTGGTGTCCTGGTAAATGTGTTTTAGGGTTTAACGTCCACGAATTACAAAGTGCAGCCATTATTCGACATCCGTTATCAAGGGATTTTAAGCTACGGGATTGAGAAGAAAAATATGAAAATTCAATTCCGAACGCTATATCGTTTGCATCATCACCATAATGAAAATTATCTTGAGTGGTATTATAAAGAACATGCCACGCTTTTTCTGTTACAGGAATACAAATGATACATTCAACATCATCCACAAAAATGTGTGCCGAAGCTACTTGGTTCCATGAAATATTATAAGTGTTCTTAAAATAATTCACGTTAGCTTGTGCAGAAGTATCTTTGTTTCCTGTATCATGAATCACTGCAAATTTAGGAACACCACTATCTAGCCTTTGCCCTGTACGTCTTGTTCCAATAGGTAAAAAATCGGTGTACACTGGTACACCGTTCCACACACCAATTTTCTTTTTAGTCAACACGTCCACCACCTAAACCTTCATTTGGGTTATCTGAGTTATCGACATTGATTTCAGATTCTTCTTGAACAACTTTAGGTCCCTTGAAGTCTACTTCACCTTGATCTAACTGTTTTTTAAACTCTTGAGCTTTCTGAGCATTTTCAGTGTGATTATTGTTGTACCAGTAAGCTAAACAACTCGAAAACACTAACCACAGTAACATCACAAATTCTTCTACATCTTCCTCCACAAAAGGTAATGGAGATTTATCAAACATTACTAATGCAGCGTTGATTAATGCCAGTGTTAAATTAACTAATCTTGCTAATGTATATCCATCTATTTTTTTCATATAAAACCCTCCATAAAAAGACTAGCGACGTAATGAATCACAGTCGTCTAGTCCATTCTTTTCTTTTATTTTTCGTGCTTTTTCTTCTTCAGTAATGTCTATTAATTTCAATAAATCCGTGAATAGCCATATTGATACTAAACTTAGTACACCAAATGCGATATTTGGATAGTTAATTAAGAAAGATGCATTGATGAATAAGTAATAAATCATACCAATAACATGAACGATTGTTATCAGTCCATATTTCCTAGTGAATAGATTAGCTAAATATAGTAGCGACACACCTAAACTTATCCATGCTAAATTATTCTGTGTACCTACCATACCGATGTAAGTATCATAAATGTCACCTGATTTTCCGTTCGTCGAAGTAAAAAGTTCTGGCTCAACAGATAACGTAAACCAAACATACAAACTGAACATCATTACAAATATTTCGTTATATTTCGGACTTCGCATTAAACCACCCCCAATTTATTCAGAATGTACATCACAACTGCGCCGACACCTGTAGTGAGTGCAGTTTTTTTTATAGTTTTACTTAACTCTTTATTACTGTCTATGACAGCTTTTGCATCTCCAAGCTCTTCTTTTAATTCTCTGAATTCTTCTTCGACTTTATTGATTCTATCTTCATTACTCTTACTTCGCTCTTGCAAATTGTCGATACTTGTATCAATGTAATTGAGTATCGCTATCCACGCTTCAGTGCCGAGATTATCAACTCGATCAATAAACCTTTTTATCACACGCACATCACCTCTTTATTTATTTCTATTTATAATAAAAACCCCTAACTAATTAAAGTTAGAGGTTGGGTATTTTTTTAACTACTCCATGTCGCCGTACTTGTAGCACCTGGATTTAACCAGATTTTATATGTCGTAGCTGAGTCTTTACCACCATTTGCTCTATGGAACACAAATGATGAAGTTGCTTCGCCATAAGTGACACCATTGAAGTCATAACCAAATTTACCGTCACTTCCAGTTGTAAATGTTATATCCACTACTCGAGGATTTGGCCAGATGTAATTTGCATCTGTTGTCGAAATCATAGTTACTAAATCTGAAGCATTTGCAATTGTATCTGTAGCCTTAACTCGAATAGTATACTGTTTATTCGGTTCTAAAGTGAATATTCCGTATTTGCTTGTGCCTGCTTTAGCAGCAAAAGTAATAGTATCACCGCTTCCTGACATGTCTAAAGCTTGAGCCTCATTGTTTGATACAGTGAACACTGGGTTGACAACTAACTTACTGCCACTTCCACCTAATTGAGGAATTGTCTTGTTGGTATAATCAAATGATGTTGTCGGCCATAAGTTTCCACCCGTACCTGTTTGGACTGCTTGGACAGTTACTGTCGTTGCATTAGAAATATTATTAGCAGCATCTTTAGTAGTTACGTTGATACTCATTCCGGCAGTTAATGTTACTGCACCTGGTTTCGTAACTGTCCAGTTACCACTACTATTTGTTGTAGCAGTAGTTGCGTTACCACCATTGAATAATACTGTGATCGTACTGTTAGCTTCTGCCGTACCTGTGATAGTCGTAGAATCTGTGTAAACAGTATTAACTGTCGGTGGATTAGGTGCTGTAGTGTCATCAGGCGGTATCGGTGTAGTTCCGTTGCCTAACATATATTCCATAGCTCTTGTATAGTCATAGACGTCCATCGCTTCATTCGAGATGACTGCTGTTTTATACTTCTTAGTACCAGATGCAAAATCGAATTTATTTGATGTCAATCTTAAATTTTCAAAATTCGACTGTGTATCTCCGTTTCCTAAATCGAGTGTAATGTTCGTTGATTTTCTGTTGATCATAACAACGTCCTTCATGTTAGCGTTCCAGATAATCAATTTATTGACAACACTGTCTGATGGATAGTTCATTACAACATTTAAGAAGTTGAAACGTCTAATCGTTCTCAAAGTGAATAATACGTTATCCATAACTAATCCAGTAAATGAAATGTTATGAAGTCCATATTGTCCCGTTGGAATTTCATTGTAAGTCGTATTACCGTTAGTATTTACCCACGGTTCAACGTTAGCCCAGCGTCCACCTACAACTTCACTCCATACATTAGCCGGTTGACCTGTTATAACTCCAGTTGATTCAGAAACATATCCAGCACCATAAAATACTACTCGCGACAATTTACCATCTGCTAATTTACCGTCAATATCACAGTCGATAAATTTACAGTTTTGTAAGGATGCTTGAATTAATAGGTGGTCTCCTGTACGACCTTTTGGTGGTCTGACTGTTGCTCTTTGAATAATAACGTTACGTGTCAATAATGTTGAAGTACATGCGATTTGTGTGCCCGAATTATATCTGATGCGTGCATTCTCGATAACAAAGTTACCATTCCAATCTTCAACCTTATAAGTTGGTGGCGTATTGTTATCAGTCGAAATTGGACTATGATGCGGTTCAAAGTCGAAACCGGCCGCAGGGCTTGAACTGATATACATTCCATCTGCATTCTTGTTCATTCCGTTATATTCAGAAATAAAGTTAGTGATATGACCATTACACGCACCTAACCCAGAAATACCAAGACGTCCATTACCATTCGTCGTAACGTTTGTAATGCTAACGTTAGATGATTGTGTCGCTTCCATTTTTGCATAATCAGCATAAAAAGCTACTGCAATGCCATCTACAACCTGGTTAATAGATGAAACATTTCTGAAAGCTATATTTGTTGAACCACCTAATACAATACCGTGGCCACGTCCTTCTGCTAAAGGAAGATTATCCGCTGACCATTTAGCGTTCTCGCCCTCTTTAGAAGTGAATCCAGTCTGAAATTTAAGTTTGTAATTTTCGCCATCAATATAAAGATTATCCCCTATAACTGATTGAACCTTTTCAAAATTAAATAATGTAATCGGCTCTTCTTTTGCATAATGCCACCCACCACTAGTGAATGCTTTAGTTTTAGTAAATCCATTCATAGGCATATTAATAAATAATGCACCATTTGTGATTAGGTGGACCATGCGACCTTCCCACACCATATGTGTAGGTGAACCTGATGCATAACTACCCTCAATGTTTGCGATAGTCACGTATCTATCAACACGATATTTTGCACGTTGTCCATTATACTGTCCGTCAAATTCAAGTTTTACTTCAGGATTTAATTTGTTGAATGCAATCATATCTTTGAAAGCTTGATAATTATCAGTTACACCGTCACCAACAAATCCGAATTTAGCATTCACATTAACTTTATTTTTGTCATCTACAACAGTCGTTCCATCACTTCCAGCACTGCCAATCTTTGCGTAGTACGTATCTGCCTGTGCTTTTGTAAGTTTACCGTCTAATATTGATTGTAAGTTCGTTATATTTGAAATAGCGTGTGAATGTGTAGATAATGCAAACTTTGATTCATCTATCGCAATTTTAGTCCAGGATGTCCAAACGTTATTATTCATGGTACGTGTCCATGCTTCATTTGTAGAATAAGATAGGATTGTCATTTTTCTGTACGTCTTATCTTGTCTTACATCGTATTTTAACCATAATGCTAAAGTTGGAGCGCCTGCTGGTACGTTCATTGCTGTAGTGATGTAATATGTTCCAGATTTCGTGATTTTAGCATCAATATTATTTAAATCAACTGTAGATGTAATTGGTACAGTTCCATCATCAGCATATAACTTGTAGTTTTGACCCGTTGCGATTTTAATATATGTCGAGTCGTGATTATGAGTTGATAACGCTTTGCCGTCAAGGGTAACTTGTAAATTAGAAATATCACCAATAGTATGCGTGTGTACCTTAGATGCATAAGTTGTACTAGCATCTGATGACTTTAGATAAGACGATAAATCAACTGTTCCACCTGATTGTGCTGTAGCAATCTTATCGTCTATTTCAGACTTAGTGTAAGTGCCTATATCTGTCGCACTGTGCGTATGAGTAACTTTAGAATATAATCCATCACCATCATTTTGTGTTAAGTATTCATCATGAGTATGTGTGATTGGTGCGTATTTAGTATCTAAAGTGGAAGTCTTATCATAACCAGTTAAATCAGTTGTTCCATTTACTACTTCGTCTTTTAAAGCGTATTTTATATCTGATTCAGATTTAGTGTAATAGTTTGTAAGATCAACATTATTTACTTGCATGTCTTCAATTACTGTCCTAGCAATATTTTCGATTGATGCTATTTCTTGAGGTGTAGTGAGGACTTCTTTATCAATTAAAGATAATTTTATTCTGAATGAGAATTGTACTGTAGCATTTCTCTTTGTACCACTATCAATATACAATTCACCTTCAGCTTGACCAGCATGTAAAAGTACATCTTGAGGTATTACAACTTCAACTATACCTTTTTCAGGATCTACTATGTTTGAAGATAAAGTGAAAAGTGATCTATCAGCAGTTCTAATTGCTACTGTAGTACTAATACCTTGCATAGCTGAAAAATCAAATTCTTCACCATTTTCTCGCACTTGAAAACGTATAATTGCTGTTTCTTTATCTTGCGAATAGAATGTACGTTTAGTAGCAGTATCGACTATATTATTATCTTTAATAATATCAACGGTTAAGTCTTGAATCTTATCAATACTCATATAATTTCCTCCAGAAAAAAAGGACCAGCTTATGCTAATCCCCTAAGTTTATTTAATTCATTTTGTAATAATAATGATTTTTCTTCTAATGCAATAATGTATTTCTGTTGTGCTTCAATAATTTGTTTTGGATCATCTACAAAAATAAAAGGTGTTTCGTCATATTTTTTAGTTAAATGATCTGTCACAACATCATTTTCTTCAACTTGTACTTCATCATCAAAAATAGCAAGTTTTAAAAAACAACCACCAATAATATATGGATCTCCATTATAAGGTGTGAATTTGTAGTCAAAACTACCATCACCATTATCTTTTTTTGTGAAATGATTTAACTCATAGCTTTATTTTCTTCATTATACAGAACTGCTTTATACAACATAAGTCACCTCCACTTTTAATGTCGGTTTCATTGCCATATACTCATAAACACTTGAACTATCAGTATTTACTGCGAATCCTTTCCATGATGATTTATTTATCATTGAGCCAAAAATAGATGTAACATCAACCCACTTACTTTCACCCATCTCTAACATAATCGCTTTAGAGTCAGTAGCATTACTTGTTGCAGGAGTCGTACTTGGTTTTGAAGCATAAGTATGCATTCGCAGAGTAGCTTTCCTACTACCGATATCCCCTTGCATATTAGTTGATGATCGACCAATATAAACTCTAACTTTTTTGATAGTTTTTCCAACGAATCGGTCAAATTGATTACCAAAGAACCAAAACCCCATTCGTTCGCCATAAGGATTCCATGTACCCTGAATAGGATAACCTTTCATAAACGTACCATTCCATCCCAAATTATTATAATTCTTATAATAATGTCCTGCTGAATTACTGGTAAGTGTTACTGTCTTAATTGTAGGTGGTGGTGCAACTGGTGTTGTGGATGTAGTTGTCATATTCGTTATCGAACCACTAATAAATGAACCAGCAAATGCATTAGTTGCAGTAGTCGATTTAATTTTCACATTACTTGCTTCTACTTGCGAAGCATAGGCAGCAACGATTCCAAAATCATTTGAATATATATCTACATCTCTTAAATAGGCATTAGATCCACTTTGACAAGTCATTCCGCGAGAAACGTTTGTTGCTTCTCCACCACGCCATTCAAAATAACTATTTCGTGATACAACTACTGCTTGTTCACCACCGCCAGTACCATTTACATTTACGTTTACAGCATTAACACTTGCGCCATTTACATTTATACCACTCGTGCCACTTTCGGTTTCTATAAATATGTTTTGTATATAGTTATCTATAGTGTTACCAGCAAACCTAAAAGCGACAGAGTTCCTAATCTGTCCTACAGATGGTGAGCCTGTTGAAGCTACTCCTGCAAAAGTTATTTTACCTTTACCCATGAAACCCTTAACTTCTACTACTTCTGCGCTGTCTAACGTTCTTAAATATATTGTACATTCACCGTTATATACAATAGGGATTTCTTGTAATGCTCGTTCAACCGTTGCGAATGCAGTATCTAAAGTTAAACCATCATTTTCATTATCTCCAATGTTAGAAACATAGAAAGTCATGTTTTCAGATGATTGAGTAACAATATCATTATTTACTATCTTTTCTACTCTTAAAGTACCAATTGAAAGTTCAGATGCTGCAGCTTGTTCAGTATCAAGCCCAAAGAATACTTCATTAGCAGCATTTTTAATTTCAATTCTACCTGTTTTATCTTCTCCACCAATTTTCAAATCCGATACACGTACCAGACCATCTTGCATGTATACATCTCCAACAAGTTGAATTTTATCTGATTTTACTAGATAACTTCCAGGAATTAAGGAAACACTTGATATAATACCATCTTCTCCACTTGTCATAGTGATACCGTCAGCTAATAATTGTAATGCTGATACCGCTTCAGTTAGTGTTTTCATAGTCGTATTCAACTTACTATCAGAAACTTCTAAATCAATTTGACTACTCATTTGTTCCAATGATGAACGTTGATTTTGTAAGTCCGTTACTATTCCTTGCTGGTCAGCACTATATTTGGTTGTTGTTACATATTGACCAGCCAAATTTTCTTGTACCTTATTACTAATATCAGTTACTTGCTGATCAGTAATACCAACTGCACCTGTTAAGGTGTTTGTTGCTTCATCATATGTTAATCCAGTAGATGAAGCTATTTCACTAAATATCTGTTTTACTTTCTCATCTGTATATTGTGATTGAAGCAATGCCAATCTATCTTGAATTGATTTCTGCGCTAATTGTAATTGTTTAGCTAATTCATTAACAGATGTATAGTAATTAATTACTGCGGTTTGAATAGGCAATATATTTAAGTTTGTTGCAGCATCTTCAGTGATTAAACCAAATTCACTAGTTGCAGCATTATACTTTGCTTGTGCATCTAAATAAGCTTGAGTAAGTGCATCTTTTATTGATTGGTCAGTTAAATATTGGTCATTTAATACTTTGTTGTATTGTTCATTTAATAAGTTATTTTGTTCTAACGTTACATTGTATCTAAGTTGTAATTCTCTATATAATATTTGCGCTCTTGATAATGTGCCGATGTCTTCAGGGTTTTCAGTCGTGCTATTAACCCATTCTCCATCTTGATATTCTCTTAATACTGCATTGTTAGGATTTGATGTGTCATACCAAAGTTGTCCTGTTACTGGTGTATCTGGTGGTGTTGCACCTGTGGTAATTGTTTCTTCAATTTTTGTATCAACTGTAACAACGACTTTCTCCATAATCTGATCAATGTTTAGAATATCGTCTTTCATCATTTGTTGTAACATCGCTAATCTTTCAGTAAAGTATCTTCTTAAATCGCTTTCTAAATACTCTTTAGGTGTACCAAAAGTGTATTTACGTTCATCTGAAATTAAATCATGTGCAATACCTGTTACTTCCGCTTCTGCATATAATGGTGGTGTGAAATCTCTGTCTTTTATACGTGCAATATCACCAAATCGTGTCACTTCATGAGGAGAATGTTTTCTAATATCAAGTGCATCAACTTCATATGATACATTTACCTTACTTATCTTACTTAGATGTGTTTTAGCTAATGATGTAAGTCTTGCACTTGTCATTGTTGCATCTTCTGATTCTGGCTCATATATACCCCAGATATAACGTTTATCAATGCCAAATTGTGACTGTGCATTATCATCTGTAACTTCAATTCTTAACCTACTACCATCTTCTTTTTCTGGTCCTAATGCGATTACTGCTGTTACAACTTCTGTAGCATCTGATATTCTTTTAAGACTTAATAAATCCTTGCCCTTTTTGATTTCTTTACCTTTAAAAAGTGCTTTTTTCTTATATAGATGCACTAATCTTCTGTTTATACCTTTATCATTCATTTCATAGGTGAAATCAATTTCCACATCAAATGCAGTACAGATTTGTTTGAGTAATTCATATGGTGTTCTTTCAGCATCCCATGATATTGTTTTTACACCAGACCAATCAACATTTCCTAATTCCCAGCCTGTGCCACGTAAAACGTTGTATACCATTTCCTTTAAGGTCATCTTTTCAAGAGTACCCTTTGCAATACTTCTAGCTTTTGCAATATCTATAAAATACGATGCAGTAGCTTCAATTACTGAATATCCGTTGTTCTCTTTTTCGCATCGTTCAATAACAAATTCTCTATATGCTTCAGTTTCATCTTGAATTAATAATCTTCTATACTCTTGCATGTGTTCTGAAGCTTTAGTAGATATAACTAATGTAAGTATTTCTGATTCAGTACCCTCATCATTTTTTCTTTCATAATTCGCACTTAAAATTGCATCATTTCCCTTTCCAAAGAAATCAATAACATTTCCTTCAAAATCAATTACATGTATCAAATATTCATCACCTCCCTATAAGAATCTATTAACCCAAGTAACCGTTGTATCAAAATAACCTTGAGGCAATACGAATAATTCAGTTATCCCTTTATCAACATAAAAGTAATCACTACCAAAAGCTTTATGTTGTAATGCTGGTTCATTGTCAATAGTTACAAATTCCTGATTCATATCTATGTAAACAACTTCGCCTGCTTTAACAATGTAAGGTATTTCGTTGCCTGCTAAATGTTCTTGGAATTTAATTTCGTTTATCCTTGCTTGTTGTACTTCAAAATGTGTATGTCTGGATATTTGAAATCCAACTTGTGCAATAGGTTTAGAATAAATTGCACCACGATCACTATAAACTTTATTCATTCTTGATGTGATTTTCCTTTTACCTCTACTGTCTGTATAGTAATGCCAAGTTTTAAATGTCCACATGTTATTTTTCCTTGAAACACTTAAATATATATAATGATCATCGAATGCATAATTACCTGCACTATCATATATTTCATAACGTTCTCCAAATTCATTATAGATACCAAACCAAGCCCTGATATTATTTTTACTACCTGTTGCATCATATAATCCAAAAGTACAAACAACGTTGTTCATTTCATCATACAAATGTGTCATCACTTTGCCGACACTTGATTTTCCTTTTTCTTGATCAAAAACTTTCATATCAGCAGTTACTGTAAAGTCATTGACTGTATGAGGTAAAGAACGTCTTAATGCAGGTCCGTACCACCCCTTGTTATCTCTTGTTCCAAAGCTTTTTGCACCTATAGAATAACCATTCGATTCTGCTACACCGTTTGCCAATGCTGAGCCCTCATTGTTTGAGATAATTTTCCCTTGTGTTTCATATTGCCAACCACTCAATGTATTACCTGTTGATTTAACTAAAATTGGGTTTAAATCTTTTGTTTCATTATTAGCACTTTCTGGTTCGCCTACTTGAAAATAATCCTCGTCTGCTCTCGTAATCATAAACATTGTTGAATCTTTAATTGCAGTTGCTTCAATAATCGGATATGTCTTTGCAGTACCATCATTCTTAACTGCTATTTGATCTTGATAAGCTGGCGATGTATATTCTGTATCTGAATACTTATAAGGATCTAATAATATGACCTTTACTGAAAATTCGATAAATCCATCTTTAGTCATATCTATTTCAAATGGACCATCGAACATTGCATACCAATACCAGTTCTTACTTGATAACTTAAGCTTTACCGGTTTGTCATAATCAAATAACCTTACTAATTCATTTAATATCTCATCATGATTTTTCTCTCCATGAATAGAGTCATTTAATGCATATAAAGGTAAATCAAATTCATAATGATTTAACTCTCTGTTCTTTAAAACTCCACCGTCTCTACCAGGTATTTTTTCAACTTCTGTAGCAAAATTAAAAGAGGGTATTTTAAACCCTCTTTGTACTATCAGCCACGGAAGTTTTTTATTATTAATAATTACTGTAGTATTATCTATTTTAAAAACCTCCTATAACGTAGCTGGTTTAAATTGTTTATGTCTTCCTGTTTTTCTGTTTATTATATTTACTGCCTCTTCCACTTGATAAATAAAATCTTGTTTTTTAATAGATGGTTGATAATCTTTTTCTGCTATCTCTTGGTTACTAGTAACTAATTGAGTTAGTAATGCAATCTGTTGTTGTTGTGCTTGTAACATCTGTATCATCGCTTCATCATTTCCACCAATAGCACCTAATTGACTAGGTCGTTTGTTTCCAATCGTTTTATTACCTTGAATCTGATTTGCAGCCATAGCAATCATACTCATTGCTTCACTACGTCTTTTAGGATCTGTTGGAATTACCCATTCAGGATAACCACCCTCAGCAATGTTGTACCAACCAGCGTTATTGATTAAGCCACCTGTTGCAAATCTTCTTCTACCTGTTGGACCCCAACCAGAACGACCACCAGGATTATCACGTCTCCAGTTAGAGTTATTGAAGAATGCAAGCAATTGATCATAACCACTTCTGATGTTTCCATGACCTTTCACTGCATATGCTCTAAATGTTTGCGGGATATATTGTAATAGTCCTTGAGCTGGATTTCCTGATGCCGTGTTTATATCCCAAACTGCTGATGATTGAACAATATTTTGATTACCACCAGATTCACGATGAATCTGAGCAACAATTGCACTTACATCATTTCCTGTAAGACTTACTTTCATTTGTGCAGCTGCTTTTCTAATCATAGGAATCCAAGATTTTGCATTAGCACCTACATTTTTAGAAATATTCCCATTTGTAGCACCATTATTGCTCTTTAACCAAGGTAGAGGATCAAACGCTTTTCCGTTTTTTCTCATCTCGTAATGTAAGTGAGGACCAGTACTGAAACCTGTATTACCAGAAATCCCTAGTTTATGACCAGGTTTAATCATTTGACCATCTTTTACACTAATGCTACTCATATGTGCATAAATTACTTCTAAAGCACCAGAGATAATTTTGACCCACTTACCATATCCGCCTGCCATAAATGGTGGTACTTGAACACGACCACCAACAGTTGAATGTAATGGTTCATTGATGTAGTTGAAGTCTAAACCACTATGCCATCTAACTCCTGTTTCAGCGAAGTAAGCAGGATCATTACCATATCGATAACTTAACTTAGACATGTCTAAGAATCCACCATCTCCACCAGCTGACATCATACTATCAAAACCATTTTGGAACATGTCAATGATAGCTTTTTTCATTTTGCCAAATATACCTCTAGCAAAATCTCCAATGAATCCACCTTTCATATTTTTGAATCCATCAAAACCAATTAAAGACATTATTTTAGAGAATAGTTTACCAGGATTACTTGCATAATCCATGACATCCCCTAAACCTTTCATAATATCTTTTGTTGTTTTTGCTATTTTGACACCTGTGTCTAATGCTGTATTCTTTAACCATGATCCAGCTGAACTTAAACCACTTTTTATCCCTGTACCTAAATCAAATTTAGGGAGCATTTGTTGGGTCTGTTTTCCACTGTATACTTTAGAGCCTTTTGGTAAGAATGTAGTAGTATCTCTATTTGGAGTTAAAACTCTTTTTCCATTAGGATATTCGATGATTTCATTTCTGAATCCACCTTTACCATTACCTCTACCTTTATCTCCTACAACTGCCATTGTTCCTTGTGCAATCTTGCCATTTTTAACAATATTCTTATGCGTATGAGTAGTACCTGTGTGTAATTCAGGAATTTTAGGTAATCCTAAGTTTTTGCCTACTTTATTTACTGCACCAAGTAACTTATTGACACCTTTTTTAACTGCACTTGTCATACCAGAAATATGTTCTTTTATTTTATCGATAATCAATTTAAGTCCATTTTTCATATTGTTAAAAGTTTTCTTGACTGACTTCCACAATCCAGAGGCCATATTAACAGTGTTATTTTTTATGGATTTCCAAATGGAACTCATACTATTTCTTACTTTTGACATTATTGCTTTAGTTCCATTCCACAAATTAGTGAAAATTTGTTTTACAGATTTCCATAAATTCGATACTGTTCCTGTTGTATGTTTTTTTATGTTTAGCCACACTGTTGCAAACATTTTTTTCAGGTTATACATAGTATTTTTTAAGAAGTTTCTTAATCTTAAAAATATATTGCGTGTAAAATTATAAATAGCATTTAAAATAGTCGAAAATTTATTTTTTATAAAATCAAGTCCAAGTTTAAAAGTATTCTTAAACGAACCGATAAATAGTTTCGCTACTTTTAAAACTTTTCCAATCAACCAAAGCTGCACTAAGTTCCATACAAAAGTTAATGCACCTCTAAAAATTTGCTTTATGCCTTCCCACATTTTTTTCCAATTACCTGTGAAAAGTCCAGCAAAAACTTTAATTACTCCAAGAATAATATCAAGAGCTCCTTTAATTATGCCTTTTATATTTTCCCAAGTAGAAACTATTAAAAATTTAATTGCTGGCCATACAAATTTCATAACTGCCCAAATTGCATTCATAACAACTTTAATAACATTACCTATATTTCGAATTGCTTGCATTATGACAGTACCGTTTTGCTGCCAGAAAATACGCAACTGATCGCCTATACCTTTAGCAAAATCCATTATTGCGCCTACTGCTTGCATAGCTAAATTCTTAACTCCTGATAATGCTTTATTTACTACATTTCTAAATGTTTCAGACTTTTTGTAAGCTACAGTAAATGCTATGCCTAAACCTACTATCGCAGCTACAGTTAAACCTACAGGTCCAGTCATTAAAAGGAATAATGATTTTAATGCACTTAGTTTTCCTACAAAAAATTTCAACGGTCCACCTGCTTCAGCAAAAGCTGTTCCTAATGGCGCTACAAATTTCATAATAGAACCTAATGAACCTGCTAATATTCCTGCACCAGTTATAACTGGACCTAATGCTGCTAAAAAGCCACCAAAACCTAATGTAGCTATTTTTGCGCCTTCACTTAATCCAGAAAACCAAGTTGACACACCTTTAACTGCACCAGACATTGATTTAAGTATGTCTACTGCTTTTGGAAGAATCGGCTTACCTAATTCTGCTAAAAAATCTTGAAATGCAGTTTTAACATTACTTGTTTGAGTTGCTAAAGTATCTGATTCTCTTGAAGCTTGTCCTAAAGCACCAGATAACTTATTACCATCTTCAACCATTTGTAATAGAGTTAATTGTTTCTGTTGTTCGCTTAATTCAGCGAATGATTTACCATATAACTTATTGGCAGCTGCATTACGTGTTGTTTCTGTTGATGAAATACCAAGCGCTGCATCGTTCTCATAATTTCCTTTTAAATAAGACTGTAAAGCTTCTGTTGTTTCCTCGATTGATTTATCATAGAATGCTGCACTATCTGCTGCTGCCATTGTTGCTCTAGATGTTAAATCCATTGCTTCTTTTGTGTCAGCACCAGTAGTTTTAGCAAAAGCCGCCATTTGAGTAAACGATCCTCTTAATGCATTTGGTAATAATCCTGTTTTATCAGCGATTTCATCGAGTGATGATTGTGCCTGTCCTTCTAATTTTCCGAATACCTGGCTGAACTGTGAGCCTGCCGCTTCATATTCACCTGCTGCTTTTAATGCCCCAATACCTACACCAGCTAATGGAACTGTTAAACCCATTGTTAAGTTCTGGCCGACCCCACGCATTCTATCTCCAACAGATGTTAATTTATCACCCATTGCATCTAATTGATTTCCCATGATAGTCCATTTACTTGATGCAATCTGTTGTTCTCGTGTAAATTCTTTAAACTCTTGTGATGTGTTTTCAAGTTGTCGTTCTAACATGTTTAAATGATCAACTTGTCGGTTGTATTCTTGTCTTATTTTAGATGCTTCAGCAGTGTGTGATTTACCTGCTTGTGTTAGTTCATCCATTTTAGCTTTTAGACCACTGACATTTTTCTGTTGCCCTTTAATCGTTGTTCCTAAATCCTCAATCGCATTTTCATAACTATCTACACTTTTTTCAGTGTATTTAAAATTGTTCATATTTGTTTTTAATGAACTGTTCAAATCCCTAAAAGAACGTTTGATTGTTCCAAGAGACCTCGTTATTCCAGTGTCGTCTAAATCTAAATCAATACTTAAACCTCTAATACGTTCTGCCATTTACTCACCTACCTTCAATTTGACAAATAAAAAAGTCATTAACCCCCGAATGCGGAGATTAATGACTTTGTCTTTTTAGGTTTATTCTTTTCTTCTACAACTTCCATAAAGAAAGAAAATGGCATATCCAGTATTTCGTTTATATCTTTTCCTGATTCATGCATCATATTGTAAATAAGTTTTTTCATATTTACTTTATGTTCTGCATAAGTAATACCTTCTATACCATCTTCGCTAGTTCCTTTTTTCTTTCTTCATCCATCTTCCCTTGTGCAACCCACTCAATTTGACTCATTAATTCTTGACCTGCATCAGGAGAATGTAATCCATCTAACAATTGATCACGTGTGAATTGTTTGTTATAAATATCTACAACCATATCTAACATAATATCCATCTGTTGTTTTTCAGTTAAACTTTTATTATTTTCAATCTCGTCTTGTACATCTGCTGCATCATACATTTTTCTAAATGGAATAAATGTTGGTGTTAAATAAGTGTCAAATACAGGTTTATCGTCTTTTACGTCTTTTACTAATTTAATAAAGTTTCTTTTCATGTTTATATACCTACCTTTTTATTTTTTATAAATTAAATGTTTCTTTTAATGTTTTTTTGAAGTCAATTTCATCTTGTTGATTGTTTAAAACTGCATATGCTTTTACTAAACTGTCTAAATTATCTCGTTCTAAGGTAGCGCCTTTATGCTTTACTAGTATTTCAGCATAGACATATATACCTTCTAATACTTTTGCTTTCGCCTTATCTACATTCATATCATCGTATCTCCTTAATTTTGCAAAATTATCAATCAAAAGATTGAAGGTACTCAAATTAATGAGTACCTAGTATGTTATGCTCCTGGTAAAGCTTCTGTTGGATAACCAACACCAAATACTGCCATAAAGATAGCATCTCGTGCGGCAGTTGAACCTTTTTCATCACGACCAAAGATAACTGATTTTTCTTCAGTGAATCCTTGAACTTTTCTGTCCATAAATTCAGCAGTCATTGAATCACTAGAGAACTCAACTGAATCTTCTTTCGTTTGGTTAGATTGTTCTGGTTTAGTGAATTTACCTTTAGGTAATCCAACCCATTCCTTAGAACCGTCTTCATGCGTTTTAGCAAATACTACACCTACATAAGGTGGATTATCAGTATTACCGTATGCATATAACCCGTTTTCTAATTTTTCTAAGCCGAAAAGTACAACACGATCTTCAACAGGTAACTTATGAAATTGTGATTCAACTTCAACAGTACCATTTGATGTTGCAATTTCAGATACACGGTTATCCCCGTAAGCTTTCTCAATAGATTGTTTTTGTGATACTGAAATTTCCTGTAAGAATTTAATTCTTTCAGGTGCAGTACCTACAATTGTTTCTTCGTTTTCGGTATTTAATACACCATAGTAAAATTCATCTACACCAGTAGTAGCATGATAATTTTTAGCCATTTATAATCCTCCTATTAATTAACTTTATTTTGTCGATAAAAAATACCCTCGTACCTTTTCGCACGACGGTATATTTTGAGATCTTTATCGTATTCTGGTTTAGCATTAGAAGTATTTTCTAATCCTAATTTTTCTTTTAAAACTCTCGATACGTAATAACTTAATTCTTTACATGTATTTCTTGCGTTATAGTTACTTGATAAAGGACAGAATATGTCGACCTGTACTAAGTAACTCAAAGCTAAATTGTCATTGTCAGCGTATTCGTAAGGTAACGTGTCATCTACTTCAGATATAACGATATAAGGTTGTGATTGTGAAGCTGGCTCTGGATAATTATCTATTTTAATGTGTTTTCCTGTATAGGAAGTTACTTCTCTGTCATCAATTAAGATTTCATATATTTCCATTGGAATATCTCTCATCGCATATACCTCTCAACTTCTGACTTTAAAGTTTTAAAATAGATTTCCCTTGATTGCCTAATTGCTCTATCAATTGCCCCTTTACCTTTCGGATTAGGATTTTTGATTGTCCCAAATTCATTAAGATGAATAATTCTGTACCTGTCATTTGGACCTCGCCAATGTATCTTTATTGTACGTTTGCCATTAAGCCACATTGGATCACTGATTGTAATTTCTCTTTGAGATTTACCAGTGTCTTTAAATTCATCAAAGTTATCGTAAATAGCTTTTTTAATGTGCTTTGCACCTTCTAATAAAGCTTTGTCAATCCATCTTTTTGAATGCACTGGTCCAAATCTCACATTTAATTGTTTTTCAAGATCTCTTAAACCTTCGACTTTAATTGGCATATGAAACACCTACAACCTTCAACATCTCTTTGTCATCACTTTTTGTAGAAAAATGTTCAACATCAAACTCTATACCAGAATACAGTCCTTCAAGTATTTTGAATTTATCTGAGTGTTCAATATTATAATCTTCATGTGGATGTCTAAAGTTAAGGCTGACAATGTGTTTAGAATTTGTTGTGTCGATTTTTTCAATATCTTTTAAACTTGAATCATATAGTTCGCATAAGGTAGTGAATACCGCTTTAGTAGATACCGTTGGATATGGTCCATCGTCTGATATAGATTTATAAAAAGTAACAGGTACACGCAAATCACCATTAGTTACTTTTGGTGGCGTGTATCCTTTATACATCACTCTCATAATCTACCTCCTGCATATTGTCTAATGCAAAAGAGGTGATAGGACCTAAGAAGTTTTCATGAAAATATTCAAGTGCGTCATTATAAGCGTATCTTGTACGTTCATAAACTAATGTTGCACCTTGATAATTATTATCCATATCAAACTCCTGACATCTACTTTTAATATCTTCATATGATTCATTTAATAATTGTTCGATATGTTCATCTTCAAAAGTATGAAATATCTTCAATCTTTGTTTTGCAATATTTACATGATCATTCGTTATCATTTAATCACCTACTTCTTATCATCTTTACGAATCAAAGCAGTACCATGTTCTTTTAACGTTTCATTAATTTCATTTGCACGTTTTACAGTACGCTCAACTTCTTCGCCTTTTTTAAGTACTACATTTTCTTCGTAATCTTCAAAGTCAAAACCAACTTCAAATAACGCCATACTATTCACCACCTTTTAAATGAATTAAAAAAGGAGCGTTATATTACGCTCCTGGAAGTGTTTCAGTTGTTACTTCTTCTGGTGCTGGTGGCATACCTGCAATATTTAATGTGTATACATTTGATACATTGTTGTCTTCAGGTAAACCATGTGCAAATTGCTTAGCAATAAATACATCGCAATCTTCTAAAGCTAATGTTTGATCATAAGATTTGATTGATACTCCGCCAGTTTGAACTGCATAGTAACGTTTACCAACGAAAGCAATTGCTTGGCCATAAGGTACAAATTCAGATGGTACTACTTCGATTTGGTATGGTAATGCAGTTACCCATTGACCATTTGGTGTAAGCATAGTGTATTGAGCTTGTACAAAGAATTGTAATGCAGGGTGAACAGCAATTGAGATTGATCCTAATACATTTAATGGTTTGCCTTTTTCATCAAATGATAATTTCGTTGCTAAATTTGCTAATTCAGTAACAGTAGTTTTTTCGTCAGCAAATGTTAATTCGCCAACTGGTGTTTTATCAGCAGTACCAGTGATATTTCCATCTTCATCACGTGTGATTTGTTGGTTTAATCCGTAAGGTTGATTAGCACCTGAACCTTTACCTAATACAACACCTTCTTCAATTTTAATCGCCATTGCTTCAGCTAATTGACCACGCACAAAACGTTCAACCCATTCAGGACCAAACTCTAATAAATCTTTCGGCACTACTGCAAATGCAGTTAATTTATTTTGAGAGAAAGCATACTCAGTGAAGTTAGCATTGATTTGACCTTGAATTTTACCAAAAATTTCACCCCATACAGCTGCACCTTCAGGCTTACCGACAATAATTCGAGTACGTAAACCAGCAACTTGGAAGTTAATTTTTGCTAATAACGGTCGCTCACGTTGCATATCTTCAAAGATGCGTAAAACTGTTGTTTCTGGTAATAATTTTTCCTCTTTGAAAGTGTCTAAATTTGCTTCATCTTCTACTAAGTTAGTAAAGAATTGACGTTCTTTAGCAGTTAAAACGTTATTTCCACGCTTTAAAGCGATTTCACCATCTAATGTAGCGTTCATTGCTTCAGTACGTGCTTTAGTCATAATGTCGTTAGTTAAATTAGCAGTGAAAGCACTCATATACTCATTATATTTTTCTTCTACAACTTCAGCCGCTTCACCATCACGTGCTGCTTTGAAATATTCTTCTTTTAAGTTCTTAATATTGCTATTTGTTTCATCTTTAAATTTAATCGTCATTCAAATTTCCTCCTATAAGTACAATCTTTTTTTGATTGTTTTATTTTCAATTGGTTTCGTTTCTTCTAAAGTTTCCTTGATAATTTTTTGTACTGTCGCTTTAAATTCTTCACTATCAATTTCAACCTTAATTACATTAACTTTTTCTTTATTGGTTTCTTTAGGTGTTTCAACCATAACAACAGACTTTTCACTTTTACCTTTAGTTGATGAACCACTTAATACAATTGGATCACCTGCATTATTTGAAATGCTTGATGGTGTTTTTCTGAATTTGTCTAATTGCTCTTTACTTGCACATGCAACCAACTTTTTAGAGGTGATAACTTCATCAATAAATCCATAAGAAAAAGCCTCTTCAGCAGTCAACCATGTTTCTGCATCAAGTAAGGCTTTCAATGTATCAGTATTTAATTTGTCAGTTTTCTCTAAATAAGTATTCATTAATGTGCTTGTTACTTTATCGAGTAAATCAGCAACTTCTCTTAAATCATTTGCATTGCCTACAACACCACTCATAGCATTATGAATCATAATCATAGCGTTATTAGGCATTCTTACTACGTCGCCAGCCATTGCAATTACTGATGCAATGCTTGCTGCTAAACCATCAATATTTACGATTACTTTCGCTTTATGTCGTTTTAACATATTATGAATTGCGATACCCTCATAGACATCTCCACCAGGTGAGTTAATGTTCACTGTGATTTCTTCGACATCTCCAAGTTTCTCTAAAGTATCTTTAAAGTGGTACGCGCTCTCTTCACCTGCCCATCGCCACGTCTCAGGTACGATTTCACCATAAATATCAATTTGACCGACATTATCAGTCTTTGAAACGTTTAAAATTCTGTTCGTCATTCGTTATCACCTCCTTTCGAGGATGACTGTTCATCTTGTTCATAGTTCTTGGTACGTAAGAACACATCTAAGCCATCAATATGTTCAAATCCAAATAAATCACGTACTTCATTAATTTGAGCAAAGTTAGAAGATATCAATTTATCAATCTTTTCTGCATTTTGAACTGGATCTTGTTTATTGATACCAACCACTTTAATTTTTTTACCACTTAGAAAATCTTTTTCTGAAAACAACTTATTGTTGAGTTCGTTTTCAATCTTTTTAACTAATGGATTAATACAGAACTTAAGATATGCATCCATTGCATTTTCTAAATCTGCCATATCACCATGTATTAATGCTGGTGGTATACCAATCATTTTAGCTACATCATCAACAAAAGCTTTTTTGATGTTATTTATTTTCGTACTATCAGATGAATCAGATGAAGTTCCACCCTTGTTAATCTCTTCATACTCAAATCCAGGTACTTCTGGCACGATAGCTACACCACTTTTGGTAAATGACTGATAGATTTTATCAGCATACTTTTGTAACCTACTCATGCTTTCTCTATCTAATTTACCGCCGCCCTGTTTAACTCTTAAAACACCCCTGATTTGATTAGAACGTAATTCAGAATCCATCATTCGGCCAAACAGCTCTCCATAATCACCAAAAAGACTATTTACGAATCTTTGAAGTTTATCATTGTTGTAATTAAGATAAATTACTTCGTCCATTTTGAATGTTCTCTTAAATTCATAATCTTTTACGATTACATTTGAGAATGCATCTGGATATAATGCATATTCTTCACGTTGGAAGTCATCAGCAATCACTAGATCATCATTATCAGTCTTTATAATTAAAACTTCATTGTCGTAAACTAATCTATAAATGACTTTCTGCCAAAAATCAGTTGCACTTGAATCTGTGTTCGGTCTAACGTTCAATTTGTAAAACAGGGTATTCTTTACATTCTTGTTGCCATCTTTAACCCAAAATTCTGATTGACTAAAAGTTCTAGCTAAAAAGTTGATATTTGTATCAATCGCTATTCTTTTTAAATATGAACGACTTGCAGGATCACCTAATAAATCAAGGTCTAACATATCTCTAATTTCCAAGTTTCTTTTGAATACATCTGAGAATATACTTATTTTTCTCACCTCCTATCTAAAAGAATGTTTCAAGTAAATCAAACGCTTCAGAATAATCAATATCTTGTATTTCATCAGCCCTATAAATAGCATGTAACATTGCATGGAATCCATCAGTCTTTCTCGTAAATTCATCTTTCTTGATGTATTCACGCTTACCTGTTGCAGCATTAACTTTTACTGCAACGTTATTTATGTACCATCTCATAAGAGGGTTATCACCTAGTATTAATAATTCATTCGCAAATATCGTTTCAATTCTAGGATGCAGTAAGTCGTGTATTGCTCTTGGATTTCTGATAATTTCAATTTCAATCCCTGCATCTTGAAAATATGGCCTTAATAGATCTGCACGATAGTTATCCATGATTACTTTCTCCAGTCCATATTCTTCTCTTTGTTTAATAAACCAATTAACAATGATTTGTGGGTGTATTGATGGCTCATCAACAATAGTTAGATAACCTTGTTCATGCCATTCTCTAATTGGTGCTTTGATTGCTGATTTCTTTAAGAATGCCTCTCTTACGAAAGAGTGACTTTTCCACACGTATTCCTCACCCACTCTGAATAGTAAGCCAACAGCTGCAAAGTCTTTTACTGTTGCATAATCGACACCACCAATACACATACGATTTGTTAAATCAGGCATATCTCTTTGTGTCTTCATGATTTCTTCCCACGTGGCTAACACTTTTGATTCATCAACTTCAGGAAAATTCATTCGCTTTGTCATAAATTCAGAGCGCCCACTAGGGTTGTATCGTAACTTCTTATACTCACCATGTACTTCTTTATAAAGGACATGTGCATACTTACAAAGAGGTGGATGGAACATTGGATTTGCTTTTTGATAATTAACAGAATCATTAACTTCATCTGCTTTATCTAACTTACATATAAAAGGGAAAAGCCTATCTTCTAATTCCTTTCCTAACAGGATAGCAGTCGCTCTATTATCTAAAGCATCCATAAACCCTTCTCTTATATGTCCTTTAGTTCCTAAATAGAATGTTCTTGGATGAGGCACTTTACCTAAACCACCACGTTTTACATCAACAATCTTTGAATCTTCATAAATATGAATTTCATCAAAAATAACACATCCCTCACGGCCACCATCTTTGGTTTTCGCATTTGATGTGTTAAATCTCAATTTAGACCTGGTATCTAAATTTAATATTTCAGTTTTACTTACTTTGAATGGCTCAAATGGTGTTTCAGCAGTAACAAATAATTTATTATCAACTAGCATGTCATACACTTCATTGAAAGAAGTCTTTGCCTGGTCTTCAGAGTTGGCCACGATTGATATATCGTATCTATCAATGCCATGATATGACGTTTGCATAAAATTACTTATACCTGAAATCAAACCATTCTTACCACCACCCCTACCGAGTGTGATATAAAACTCATTAAAGTATGGACTTACTAACTTTGAACCATCATCCAATTTTTCCTCTTCATAAAGGAATATGAATGCTATTAAGAATTTCTGAAAAGGTTGCAACTCAAAATAGTATTTATTTATATATGTGATGCATTTTTCTATCTTATCTTCATCAAAGAATAATTCATCCATTTGTAAGATATGATTTTCTAGAAACTCAACAAGTTTTATTCTTTCATCATTAAAAAGTATTTTACCTTTTTTATATTGATCAATATAAAAATCAACATGCTTGTTATGAATCATAACAATTCACGTCTTTCAAGAATGACAGTTGGACTTTCGTCAAATCCAAAAGATTTTTCTATATTTAATAATGATGCATTGATTTTATTCTTTTCTGAAATAGCTGGATGAACTTTAGTAAATTTTTGAGCACCATTTTCAGTAGTAACTGTTACACCATCTTTTTTGATAGCTTTATCTAACTGATAATAAATATCTAACAAGTTGATATAACGTTCGATTTTTTCTTGATTAACTGGAGTTGCCTTGACATTTTCTTTTAAAAACTTGGTAATTTTTGCCTTGTTCAATTATGGACACCCCCCCTAACGTGCGAAAACTCGGAAATTTCCTCGGAATCGAGCCCCACACCGTTCCCACGGACTCTTCAGGACCTCAAAACTTTTTGATGGGGGGGATATTATTCCGTTTCAATCTTCTACCATTTTTCGTCGTTCCATTTTTTATTTTTCTTTTGATATCTGTCATGTTTTTTGTTGTGGCATTTTATGCATAATGTAACTAAATTGCTATCAACTAATGCAAGTTCTGGTCTTTTCTGCAGTTCTTCGATATGGTCAACATCTAAATATTTATGTTTTGTTCCTTGTCCAAATCTATTTAGATCAATTGATACCTTACCTTCTTTCTTGCACTCTTGGCATTCATAGCAATCTCTCTTTAGTATTTCATCTCGCTTACGTTTCCAGGTTCTACTCTTATAGAACTTTATTCTTTCTTTAGTTGTCTCGTACATCATTCACTCCTAATCAAAAAGGACACCACCTATTAAGATGATGTCCTACTTATCTGATACTACCAATATATTATTTTTTATTATGAACTTCTATAACATCGAAAGTTCAGACAACCCAACCAATCAGTTCGGCAAACTCTTCTAACATTTTATTACGCGCATTCAGTGTTGCGTTCCTTGATATGATACGACTATCATCTCGCTTACGTGTTAAGTGTTCTGCTATATCTTCCCATTCATATGCAGTGTAGTCTCTCTTCCAATACCTGCACTCAATGATAGTCTTCTCAATATCACTACTGCGTTTATATACTTCATCTATTGCTTTGATGATCGTATCTATATTATTGTAATGTCTATCCATACTCAGCTTTACAACTTCATTCTCTACTGGTGATTGTGGTGAAGCGGTAGACTTAGTACCGATATTGTCATCAGTTTCTTTCTTTAGTAACGTCAGCTTTCTTAATTCTTTTTTCATCTTAAGGTCTTCATAGTTTACAAAGTACTCCTCTAACTTCTTAATATCTGTAGTGTTTAACATTAATATAGATACCTCACTTATGTATAAATTAATATGAAGCGGTTAATGGTTAGCCGCTTCAATCACTATTGCTTATTGCATTCTATTTCTATTTCCATCCTATTCTTAGGTTCTTTGAATGACTGTTGCAGGATTATTCTTTCTAACTTAGTTAATTCTTTGCTGCTGATAATATTTATATCTTTAACAAATCCTTCGTTATCTCGTGCATAAGTTAGCTTAATATTTACTTCTGTTACTTCCACAATCCCTATCTCCTTTAGTGTTAATCTTCTTTTGGATAAAACTTAATCTCCATCTTATTTCCGTCTTTATCAACTACAATTAACTCTATGTAGTCATCATGTGTAACGTATTTTTGTGTTTTAACATTATTCAACATTTGGTGCATTGCTAGATGTTGTTCTGGTGTCATTCTCATTTCCTCCTAAGTTTGCGACCGACATTGATGTCGGTACCAAAGTGTTTAGTACACGTTTCTAGTAGCTTTCGAGTAACATTCGGCTAATGTGGAATTGTACTCCAGATTAGCCGAATATTTAGGTTACTCTAGGTTATGCGTTAGGTTACTATAATAGTTCTGGATTTTCGTATATGTTTCCAATTATCTCAGATGTACTGTTATTTGTTCTCAAACTAACGTAACCTGCCGAAAACATTCCGGAATCGTACTTAACAATTTGTTTATTTGTTTTTCTGCGGTCTCCATCTAACCATAAATCTCTACAGTTGATGATATCCCCCTCGAAAATTTCAATGCCATTCTTATCAGTAAGTCCTGTTGATTGCATGAGTACATAATTACTTGCATCTCTCCAACAATCTCCAGGAAAAGATATTTCCCACACTTCATCTTCATCAAATTTAATACCGTCAACAATGTCTATTATTTTCTTTTCTTTATCCCACGCTCTAAATTTCGGTATCATTCGTCATTCTCCTTTATTTCATTTACAGGTTGATAAGGCATCACTTCATCGATTGTTATATAGTTTGGATGTTCGTCTTTATCCACTTCTTGAACATCTACTATTTCTTTATTGATTTCTACGTTGTCAGGGTGACTGTTCATTACCTGCATAGCTCTTTCTTTTGCATGATCTATGTCTCGTGCTTCAACGATACAAAACGGATGAAAGAAGAACACCCCTTTTATAATCTCGAAAGTTACTTTGTATATATTAGCCACAATCCTCGCTCCTTTCGTGAGTTATCTATTAAACGAGTCGCTCACTATATGATTAAAATAACGCTTGTTTACAACTGTATTAATTTCAGTGTTTACTGCTTTGATAGGTCTGTTTACTATTGGCATTGCCATAGGTTGTAAATAACTTTGTCGAATAACATATTTAATACCGTCAATTTCTTTTTCAATACGTTCACCATTAAGAATTGCTTCAATTTGATTTTTATCAATTATGAGTTCGATCGTTTCCATTTCTCATTTCCTCCTAATTTCGACTGTAATCGAACCTTTCGATATTTCCGAATAGTTCGCTTTCTAAACCCGTCGAATTCGACTACTTTAGAATTTCACTTGCTTGTTACTTGCAGTCTGAAATCAATATTGCAAGTAAGTCTTTTCAATTATCTAGTACGCTTTCGAGCTTTCGAGTAATTTCGGCTAATGTGGAATTGTACTCCAGATTAGCCGTTAGTTATAATATTCATGTACAACAAATCGCCCATCGCAAAATTCATTAATTTCTCTTACAAATTCCATGCTTAAATCTTCGTTGCCGTAAAAAACCATTTCTTGACCGTCATTTTCATTAGTAGCGTTTATTATTTTTGCGTTAGACATTGCGACTCGATAAATATTACCTGTCTTAACATGCTTCACAGTCATAATTTTATTTTGTCTTAAATCATCTTTATCAATCACTCGCCATCCTCCTCTATTCGTTCCACTTCTTTCATGTATTCAAATACATTTTCGAACGATTGAACGCTTTCTGGAACATTTTCATATCGCAATAAGAAATTCTTCAACTCACTCCATCGCTTTTCTGCTCGATCAGCACGTTGTTTTTGTTGTTCATACCAATTTTTATATATAGTGCGTTGCGAAACTACTCTTCCTTCTCCATTTTCACTTCTAGCAACTGCCACAGAGTCATTATTAATAAAAATAACTTCCCAATTTTCATTATTCAAACTGAATCTATCCCCTACCTTAATCATCCCTCTACCTCCAATAACCTATACGATTAATATTATCTGCCATTACAATTTCTCCAACCGCTTCAACACATCGTCAACAGACACAAATCCAATAGGTTCATCTATCAGCTCAAAGTGTTCATCTTTAAAATAAGCAATCTTGCACATTTCCCAAAGTCCTTCTTTATATCCGTATGATCCAATATTCCTAACAACTGAATAACCAGCATCATCTTTTCTGAATAAATACTGACTATGATCCATACTTGATTCACGAATATGTTTATAGAATGTTTTATGCTTAGTGAATGCTTGATGATTACCAAATAATCTAATCTTGTTCATTGCTATAGCAATATTTTTTATAGATTTTGCCATTCCTCTACCTGCTGTAATACAAAAACGTTCAATAAAGTTATTACATTTACGTTCATTTGATTTATATTTCTTTCTCTTCTTTCCTTGTTCAGCCCACTTAATTGCTCTATGTCGTCTTGTTCTCACTGATTATTCCCTCCATATATCCACATTCATTGCAAACGGTTGTTTTACCTACTTGTATTCCTTCAGCAAAATATTTAGTATCTTCTACATTTGAACTCTTGCATCTTTTGCAATGTCGTTGAAGCGGTTTGTATTTACTATATGACCATCTTCCATATTTCATATAATCACTCCGTAATCACTTCAATAATAAGCTTCCGTTTTTACTGTATTCCATTATTATCTTGTCTTCTTTGTCGCAATTTTTGTTATATAGTTTTGCTATATGTTCAATGATTTTCTGATGTTTACTCATTAGTAATAATTCATCAAGTAATACATTAGTTGAATTAACTAACAACTTATTATCTATGCCTAAATCATATAGTCGTTTTAAACTTAAGATAATTTTGTCTGGTACTTTTTCTAATTTTATTCTTATGTAGACATCATCATAAAAGTTATATGCATCATCTTTTGACGTTATTTTAAAGATGCCTTTTGGTATACCTGTTGATGTAGAAACTTTACCAGTTGTACCGATAATCCTTGCAGCAGTTGCAGGTGTCATATTTGTATATTGAATATCCTTATCAAGTTCCTGATAATCTTCATTTCCTTCTAATGAAAAGAAGTTTATATGATCTTTTAAATTCCATTTTGAAACAAACTGATTAGATTTCTGTAATGTGTCTTGTTTAATCTCATTACGGATAATAAACTCAATCGGTTTTCCACATTGTTTTAATGCTGTAAATCTATGTTGACCGTCTAATATCTCACCATTCGGTTTTACGATTATAGGAGGAAACTCATAGTCAGCTTCTATTTGTGTTACTAATTTTTCAACATGTGTTTTACTGATGTCCCTGTTGCTTTTAATAAATTTAAATAGATTATAATTTTTCGATTTATATACGCTATATGCAATATCACAATTCAATAGTTCCATTTAATTAACCTCCGAATTTGAAAACATGTCAGAGAACGGTCTTTCATCTGTTTCGATAACAACTATGTTTCCACCAGTTACTTTTACACTTAGTTTTTTATCTTCTGGATGCTCGTTATCTTCATCCAAACTTAATGTAAGATAAGCATCTTTTGTTTTGAGTAGATATGTATTTTCTTCTAAGTTGAAATTGGACACATTTTGTTTGATAATTTCCATTGCTTTATCTAGACCTAATATATTCATTATTTTTTCATCCAATAAATTCATCTCCTATATAACTTCTTCTAAGGTTATACTTAATGATGGTGCGTCTGAATAAATCTTGTTTGTATGTATTTCATAAACTTGGCCATCATCAATCCATATATGATTGTTTGCAGCATCTAATACTGTTTTAACTAAGTTATCTATGTCTGGTTTAGCAGTATGAGGTTGATTAATATATTCTGCTTTCTTTTTCTTTGACCAGGATTTTGCCATTGGTATTTCAAACAGTAAAGTTACCTTTAATGGTTTATCTGTCATTAGCTTTGGCATTTGCTTTTGAATAAAGTTTTTATGCATTGTGTAACTGCTAGGCATGTATGTCTGAATAGATCTACCTATTCTTTTAAATCTAGGTCTTGGAGATGCCATCGGTTTATCTAAACCTTTGACATCTTCATACCTGATTTCAATATTAGTGACTGACATAATGGATAATCGCTTTCATTTGTTTTCCGTGATATAAGTATCTGATATCAACCACTTGCGCTCTTTTCTTTTGTTCCAACTCATGAATAATGTTATTAATCTGTTTTTCAAAGTCTCCTTGCAATTCGACAACTTTAATCTTCATGATTATCACCGTCTCCAATCAATGCGGTCAATGCAGCAATTTGTTTAACACATCTATTTGCCATTTCAATATGCATTTCTAATTGTGCATATAGTACTTGTCTGTTATCACATTTTTCAGGAATGAAATCCTCTGTTTGAATATCTACATCCGCTTCAATCACTTCTTGTTCATCATCTTCTACATGAAGCGGTTCATTTGAATCAGCATGTCCATATTCGCTTGTTTCTGTATTACTGGGTGTTTCTTGTTGTTCCATCATCACAAATTGACTGTCGTCATCTGGTGCGTTTTCATTACTGTTCATTGGATCATCAAATGTTTTTCTTTCATACTCCGTTAATCTTTTAGGAATCTTAGTGATTTCGCTTTCCATATACCATTTACTTTGCATTTGATAGTACTTTTCACCATTCGATTGACTACTATCAGTAACTTCTCCTTCGATGAACTCACCATCTATATATACTCTTATGTCATCTCCAACATTAATTATTGCCATTATTATTTCCTCCTAAATTATTAATTTTGATTGTTATAAGCGACTGTCTTACTGTTTTACGGAATGTTTCCAAGTATGTCTTTGATTTAATCGTTGTCATCTTCCTGTACTTCCGAATCCACCTCTATCTGATTCATAATCAAAGGCTTGTACAACATTTACTTCAGGATAAACAACTGGTGCTACAACTAACTGTGCTATTCTGTCATGTTGTTTTATGAATATATCCTTATCAGTATCATTCTTAGTAATAATTCCGATTGCTTTGTGATATCCAAAATCTATTGTTCCAAGTCTTACTTCTAACTCACCTTTTAAAGATGTACTTGAACGTGGTCTTATTTGCGCCTCATAACCTTCTTTTAATTCAATGGCTATATCTGTTGGCACAATGACTGTTTGTCTTGCTGGTATGAGTGTGCCCTCAGAAACATATAAATCTAATCCACTATCAAGTGAATAAGGTTTTCTATATGGTTTTTTAGCATTATCAGATAATAATTTGATGTTAATGGTTTTCATCGTTCATTTCCTCCTTGATTACTTGATACGCTACTGAAAAAAGCAATGTTATAAATCCTGTAATTGCTAATAAACAAATCAATGCAACACGTTTAATGTTTTTCGACATTATTTAACCTCCAGCATATATACTTCGTGAGGTTCGACTTTCCAGAACTCTTTATAATGTGTTTCGTGATGATCTAACCAAAATTGTGCATCCGCTTCACAGTTAAATGAAATGTGTATCTGTCTTTGCGGGTCTAATACATTCCAATCAACATGTGATAATACTTTCTTTACATTGTTATCTGAGTGAGTCATCTATAATCCACCTTTCTCTTGAAAACATCGGGTCAATGTATTTCTTCTTAAAATATTCCTGTCTCATAAATCCAGCCATATCAAATGCAATCGCATTCCATGTACTGCCTCTAAAAGTTTTCTTCTTTCCATCTTTGAAATATGCACTCAAAGTATTTTCTACTCTGCCTTCTGACTTATCTATCTCACATTTAGAATATTGTTTAAATTGACTTATAATCGTTCTCGCATAACGTTCCATGATCCACCTCTATAAGTAATCGAATATTGTTTTTTGTTTTAATTCATCTGCAAAATATAATTTGTTTGCTTTCTTAAATTGTTCAAATGCTTTAGCATCCATTCCACACGTTTTAATTGCTGGGTTGTCATTTACCTTAACGATTTGATACATTGACTCTTTCAGTGGTAGTACATTGCATTGTTGTACTCCTTCTCTATCAAATAAAAAACCTGTTTTACGTGTCATTTTTAATTCACTGGCCATATGCATTCATCCTTTGCAATTCATCTTTATAAAATAACTTGTTCATTCGTTTAAATCGTTTTGCTTCATGTTCAGTTACACCACAAGCCCAAATATTTTTATTATTTGATATCTTGATGATCTGATACATGTTTTCTTTTATCTTTACTAACTCACATCGTTTTATTTCTTCTTTGTCATATAAAGCGCCTGGTTTCAAGTACATGGTTTAACCTCCAAATCAGAATGGTAAATCGTCATCGCTAATATCTATAGGACCAGTAGCGTTCGCAAATGGATTTGTTGGTGGTGTAGATTGTTGTGCCTTTTTATTTTGTTGTTGATAATCGTTTGGTGATGACTTTTGCGTTTGTTGATAATCGTCATACTGACTACCATCATTTCTTGTTCCTTTTGGTTCTAGGAATTGCACTGATTCGCAAATCACTTCAGTAACGAATATTCTTCTACCTTCTTGATTGTCATAGCTACGTGACTGTAATCTGCCATCAACACCAGCAAGAGAACCTTTGCTTAAAAAGTTATTTACGTTTTCAGCTTGTTTCTTGAATGTCACACAATTAATAAAATCAGCTTGTCTTTCTCCTTGTGCATTAGTGAATGTTCTGTTGATTGCTAATGTGAATGTTGTTACTGATACACCAGATGGCGTTACTCTATATTCAGGATCCTTTGTTAATCTTCCGACTAATACAACTCTATTCAGCATTTAAATCACTCCAATCAATCACTAAGTGGAAATGAGTATCAAAAGAACCTAAATCTTTAAAATATACAGTCGATTTATCTAGTTGGAAGTTATCCCTAACAACATCTATAAAGCTATTAGGATTTACTCTTATTACTTTCTGAATACAATTGATTGAAGATGTTAATTCACTGTTACTGTTTGATATTGGTCCTTTAAAAGGTATAGCCACTTCAGCAAAACCTTTATCAACCGCTTCAAACACAACTTCCTCTACTTGCTTAAATGCTTGATCAACGTATTTTTCATATATCTCTTCATGTCTTTCTTTTATCTTGTCCATTAAGTTATATGTTGATATTTCATTAGACATTCAATTTTCTCCTCACTGTTCTGTAATTTATTATTTCAACAATATTCTTTGGATATTTATTGCATAGCTTTTTAACCGCTTCATCTATACCTTTTGCGTATATCGTAAACACTCCGTCTTCCGTAATCATTACATCTCTATCACTGTATAAATTGAATGAGATATCATAGTAATTGCATTCAGCTTTGATTTCCTTGCTAAAAAGATATATCTTGCCATTTTTAGATTTATGCTTTATTTCTTTTCCTGCATTAAGTGCATCTATTTCTTCCTCGGTTAATATAAATCCGTCATAAAATTTCTCACGCATGTTGTTTGTCATCCTCCCACATAGATGACAACTCTTCTTTTACTTGTTTTCTATATGCTTCAAGTTCTTCAGGTGTCATATCATCTTCTTTTTTATCATGTGTTTGTTTTTCGTTTTTTAACCATTCAGGTGTCATTTCTTTAGGTTGATTGTTGTTAGATTTATATGATCTGTTTTGCATGTCCTGTAACTTTTTCTTTTCATACGCTCTTATTTTGTCCATATCTTTTAAGTTATTGTCTAACCATTCATTTAGAATTGATTTTACAAATCCCCAACTCTTTCTGTTTCTATCTAAAGCTATTTTCATTGATGCAATTACTGCTTCATCCCCATGTCCTTGTTCAAAGTCATTAATAAAGTGTGTCATCTCTTGAGATACATAAGGTGCTAAAACACCAAATGAGTTTTCTTGGTAAAAATCATAAGGATTAATTTGATTATTATTTGAAGCGGTCGCCGCCGCAGATCTTCTTACGTCTTCTTCTTCTTCTTTATATTTTTCTTCTTCTTCTTCTTTTTCTTTTTCTTGTCCACTTATCGTTGTCGTGTCGTCTTGCGTAACGTTTAACGTATCGTCTGACGTATCGTCAAACGTATCGTAAATGCTTTTAATTGCTGCATTTCTTATATGTTCTTTGATGTCAGTAATAAATGATTTATCTTGTACTTCAGATAATTCTTTACGTATGCAATCTTCCATTGGTTTTCCGCCTCTATTAAGGTTGAATTTTCCCCAATTCAAGATACATAGTTCTCTTGTTTCATCGTTGTACTTAACTAGATTGTGTTTATTAATGAATCGGTCTAATATGATCTTTGATGTTTCTTTGCTGAATCCTGAATAGTATTCAAGTTGTTTCATTGTTATTTTGTAGATGCCTGTTTGTGTTGTTTTTGGATTAGTTAATAAACATAACCACATCAATCTATCTTCTGGAGAAAAATCCTCTTGAAACTTTTCGTCTTCCCAGGTACTAGTTTGAATCATTCTGAAATTTGCCATCATTCTTCACTCCACATATGTTTTCTATTTTCATTGCTTATATCATCAAATAATTCTTGTAATGTTTTATATCTGTTATCGTATATGTTCGTTACAAGTCCTGTACGAGCATTTACAAAGTCTGATATACATACTTCCCAATCAACTTTATTCATCCAAATAAACGTAAAATATGGACCTTTAACCTTGTACCATTGAATGTTATAAGCATGATTTTCCTTAAAACCATGCTTTTCAATTAGTTGTAAGTCTGTATTTTTAACGATTGGCATATAGATCACCATCCATTTCTTCAATGTCAATTTGCCTTACTAAATAAAGTGTTGCATTTGATGGTGTCCAACTATTAATGAAGTCCATAACATCGTCAAAGTGCTTTTGTTTCAATTGCGTTCTTGTACTTATATTTGTGATGCGATTGATAGATGTATTTAATTCTTTATATAGTTCCTTTTTTACTTTTCGATTATTTACAAGGTTGTAATTCTTTATTGTTTCATTTACTTTCTGCGTTACTCGTTTTCCTACAAGATTATATTCACCAGCATCTAATTTTTGATTTTCTTTTAAATCAATAACTTCCGCTTCAATCTTCTCTACTTTTTCATCAGTCTTTTTATTTGCTTTAAACATTAGCTCTAATATTTCCATTGGATCCGATGGTAATTGAATTTTGTTTTCTTTAATAACTTGTTCCATTTCGTTGAATCTGTTAATGTAAGCCATTTTGAAATCATTGTGTCCTTGAATGTTAAACATGTATAAAGTGAAACCATCTTTGGTAAGCAGGTATTCTTTGTTCATTTTTCCATTCACTGCTTGATATTCTGACAAAATGAATAGGGTCGAAATGTCGGCTGTACTATCCGAAATTAATTTATAGATGCTTTCTAAAACATGCTTATGTTGTTTTCCTAATTCCTCTGCAACTGTTCTACTTGAAACTACTAATCCTAATTCTTTGTTCTCGTCAATTTTTATTAAGTTATTCATATATAAACCCTCCATATTTTTGTTTTAAATATGGTACGGAGATGTTATAATAACTGTAATGGATTTATTAATATTCTCCGTACCTCACACTATTTGCAGATAGTGTGTTTTTTTATTTAATGTAATATTCGATATAAAATTTTTCTGTCTCATCATCGAAGTATGAATCTACATAGATTAAATTCTTATTGTCTTTACATTTGATTATTGAAGCTTTCCAAATACCTTCTTCATACCAATCAAACACATCTCTTTGAATCTGCTTTTCAGGTTTAATAATCTTCAACACTTTTTCTATGATCATTGTTTCACCTCCTTGTAATAATCATTTTTCATACCTTTATAAAGAAAGTAAGGTAATCCAACTACTAATCCATATCCAAAAGCTGCAAACATTGAAGCTTCAAAAAAACTAGCAACAAAAAATGTGATAACTATTAATAATTCTGTTTTTATATACAACAATCTTAAAACCTCCTAAAATATACGACTTCCATGTCTCCCGCTTATAAACCGTATTCTTTCATTATTTCTATACAAACTTTTTCAGCCTCTTTAGATAGCCACCAAGATTTTCTTTTGCTTTTAGAAATCTCGATGGCAATCATTCGAGGATCATTCGCGATGTGTTCATAAAAGAAATCTTTACTTACACAAAGACGATTCTGGATTTCTTTAGCATCAATAGTCTAATCTCCTCTAGGCATATATACCTCCAAAAGTTATATTAAGTTATATTGAGAGTAAAAAAAATTAGACTTTTATATCATCTACCTCAATATCATATAGCTTAGCTAGTGCATAAACAGTTACATTACTTAATTCAGTGGTTTCTTTTTCCCAATGAATAACCGTCTTAGCCGCTATACCTAGCTTGTCAGCAACATCCTTTTGAGTCATTCCTTTAATCTGTCTCCAATTTTTTATAGGTAATTGCTGTAGTTCGTTCCCCAATCTACACACCTCACTTTCATTTATAACTTTACATAACTTTCAAATCTATGTCAACACATTAAGTTATAAAAAGTGAATTAAAGTTATACAAAGTATTGAATTTTAATATAACTTATGGTAATTTTAAGTTACAAATAGTAATTAAAGGAGAATTGTAATGGAATCAGAAAGCGCTAGAAAGATTTTATCTGCTAACTTACAAAAATTAATGAATCAAAAGAATATAGATCAACAAGAGTTAGCTGAAGCTATCAATGTATCTCAACCTACTGTTTCTAATTGGATAAATGAAACTAAGTATCCACGTATCAAAAGAATACAAGAGATTGCAGATTATTTTGGTGTGCCAAAAAGTAAAATAACTGAGCCTTGGAATACCGTTACAAACAAAAACAACTCTTTAGATATCGTTAAAAATTTAGAATCGCAAGGTATCATCATCAATTTCTCAGACTTTGAAGGTTTTGATAAATTGAGCGATGAAGAAAAAATAGATTTTCAAAAAAGAATTGAAGAAGCAGTTCAATTCGAATTATTTAAACGTAATCAAGGTAAGTAAGGAGAGTTAATATGGAGATAAAAGACATATACTTTGAACGTGGGATAATATCTCCTAGCGATCTTGACATAGACAATGTTGCTGCTGCATTTAATATTTCTTTATTCAAAAATTGGGATGTTGATGTACATGTTAAGTCGGAAGATATAGATATTATTATGTTACGTGCCAACGATTTATATACAATGAATGAGACTTTTTTTCATGAATTTGCTCATGTATTAAGACACGGTCATACTCATATTAATGAATCTTATAGGAAATACTGTGAAGGACAAGCGAATAATTTAATGTATGAATTAGCAGTACCTGAATTTATGATTACTGATCCATGCATTGATTATAAATACATACAAGAAAACTTTAATGTTTCAAAAGAATTTGCACTTAAAAGAATAGACCAATTAAAAAACAAAATAAATATGAAATGGAGTAGTTAAAATGAATTTTAAAATTATTAGTAGCACATTAGTTGCATCAGCATTATTATTATCGGCGTGTGGTAATGAGGAGGTCAAGCAAGAAAAGAAAACAGAAAATAAAGTTGTAAAAAAAGATGATAAAGCAAAAGAAGCAAAGGAAAAAATAAAAAAACAAAAAGAAAAAAGTACAACTGAAAATCCTACAACCGAAGAAACTACTACAGAAGAAAAAATAGAACAATCAAATGAACCTGCAACAACCGAACAGAAACAAGCGATAAACATTAACAACATTACTGATCGTAGTACATTAGAATCGGTAGTTTATGGTAATTATTCTGAAATGGATAAAGTTACAGCATATAAAAGCGCAGTTGATAACGGTGTTATTCCACAAGGGAATGTAATGGAAGGTCCTGCATCAGCTGCATATGAAAGTTCATTAAGAGTAGAAAGTGGTCAAGAAAAATCAGTTTATACTAGCAATCCTAATCCTAACAATCCTGCAACATCAAAATATGATCACTTATATAATTCAAGTAATGCTACAGATGACATAGACCCTAATTGGTCACCTGAAACTGAAAATACAGAAGATGTTGATGCATGGCGTGAAAATGTTCCTGGTGGATTATCATCAGGAGAAATCCAAATGAAAAACTTAATTGAGAACGGACAATACACTGAACCCGATGCACAAGAAATATATAACAAAATATTAGAGAAAGAAAGACAATACGGAAATTAAGTGTGTGTGCATTAAAAAGGCTATATGCCTTTTTATTTTATCTCATATAGGAACATACGTTCCATGAAAGGTGGTGATATCAAAAACTGACCGACTTCCAAGTCTCCCGCTTATTAAGGAGGTTAATATGTCAGTAAAATATATAAAATCAAAAAAATATGATGACGTGTACAGTTATACAACGTCATCAGGTCAATTATTATATTGTTTCCGCTTCAAGTATTATCGTAACGGAAAACGTAAAGAATTACAACGTAGTGGATTTAATAGTGAAAAATCAGCATATAAAGAAATGTTGTTACGAAAATTTGAATTAGAATCATCTGATTTTTCTAAATTAGATTCTGATAAAATATCATTTTCAAAAGCAGCTGAATTATATTATCAAAACAAGTTGTCTTACTGGTCTGAAAACACCAGGAAGAGAAATAGAGGAACGTTAGACAATCATTTACTGCCTATACTCGGACATATAAAATTAAATGATATTACTGCAACATTAGTTCAAAATAGCGTGATAAATGTTAAATTGAAAGAGTTATCACCTAAGACTGTACAGAATGTGTATGAAACCTTATCTGCAATTTTAAATTATGCAGTAAGAAATGATTTATTAAATAAAAATAGATTGTCACATAATATATTCATACCTTCAGATGATAAACAAGTTATCTTTTATGATCAGAAAACATTAAAAAGAATATTAGATAAATCTGAAGAGTTAAATATTACTTACGAACTTATTATCAAGACATTAGCATACTCTGGAATGCGTATAAGTGAGTTGTTAGGATTAAAATGGACTGATATAAACTTTAATGAACATACAATTTCAATATTGCGAACAAGAAAAAATATAGATACTGAAAAGAAAACCAAAACTAAAAATTCAATCCGTACTATATATGTAGATCCTATGATTACCGAATTATTAAAAGAATATTATCTTTACGTATATGACAAAGCCTTTGAAAAAGATATAAAGATAGGTATTAATGGTTATGTCTTTTTGGGGATCAATACATTACAACCAATCAGTAAAACTGTAATCACTAATATGTTGAATACTGTTGGTAAAGAGTTAAAAATCAAGATACATCCTCATGCTTTTAGACACACACATGCTACTCTATTATTAAATGCTGGAGAAACATATCATTATATTGCTGAACGTTTAGGCAATACCCCTAGAATGATTGAAGAAACTTATGGTCACCATGTTAATCCAGGTAAAAGAAAAGTTGCAAATGCATTCTCAGATATAATGAAAAACGAAGTGTCGGAAGAAGTGTCGGAAGTAATTCAATTTAAAGCTAAGACATCTTGA